CGTAAGTACAACTGAAGTGAAAGCGGTATGGGCAGAGCAAGAGGGACCACGTTTAGAACGCCCTTACGCGATGCTTAAGCTTATAACTGGGCCTGTCAAAACGAACGGTATGGATCAATTGTCATACCTATCGGGAGACAAGTTTGAGTTAAGAGGCGACAGGACAGTCACGTGTTCAATCAACGTGATGGGTTCCGGTGCTCATGATATTGCCGCGCTCGCTCGTGATTCTTTAGACGATCCGACTATTGTAGATCAGCTATCTGAAAAAGGATTGGCTGTCTGGGATGAAGGAGACGTGAGAGACTTGACTCAGAAACTTGAGACTCACTGGGAGACAAGAGCACAGCTTGACGTAGTGTTTGCATTCGCATCAAGCTATGAGACCAATACAGGATGGATTGAAAAAGTTGAGCTCGAAGGTGACTACGGTGACGTCGAGACAAATACAGTGGTTAACCAATAGTTAGCGAAAGGAAACACAATGCCTAACTTGAATCAGATCGTCGATATTCAGATCACTCGCGAGACAAGAGGCATCTCGCAAGTGGGCTTCGGTACCCCAATGGTACTAGGCCAACACACACGCTTCCCAGAACGCGCACGAATTTACACAGAGATTGACGGAGTCGCAGCAGACTTTCAAACCTCTGACGCTGAATACAAAGCAGCAGTGGCGATATTCTCTCAAGAACTTCGTCCTGAGCAAATTGTTATCGGTCGTAGAACAGCAAAGGTTGCTCAAGTTAGAACAGTGTCGATTGCTCTAGTTGCAAACGCATTCAACTACCAAGTAACAGTAAATGGAGTTACTTTCCAATTCACTTCAGACGCAGATGCAACCGGTGCAGAAATTCAAGCAGGACTTGTCGCTGCTGTGAACGCTGGAGCTGAACCTGTAACTGCTTCTCCTGGTGTTGGAACAACCGTGGTTTTGACCGCTGACGTTGCTGGTACAGCATTTACTTCAGCTGTTGGAACGAACTTAACCATCGCTGATACGACTGCAAACAACGGCATTGTCGAAGACTTAGAAGCTGTTCGCGCTCTAAACGACGACTGGTACATGCTATGCCTAACCTCTCGTTTAGAAGACGACATTATGAACGCAGCGGCTTACATCGAAGCATTGCGTAAGATGTTCATCGCTTGCGTTGAAGACACAGCTGTCAGAGACAACACTGCTGGCAACGTATTAGAGAAATTAGAAGCTAAAGGTTACGACCGCACAGCAATGTTCTGGTCTGACGATCAAGAGAACTATCCTGAAGCTGCATGGATGGGCCGTGTTCTTCCTCTCGATCCAGGCTCGGAAACTTGGAAGTTCAAACGCTTACAAGGCATCGTAGCCAGCGTTTTGACTGCTACTCAAGCTTCAAACATCTTGACCAAAAAAGGCAACACATACGAAGAATTTGCAAGCGCACCGATCACCCGAGAAGGTACGGTTGTGTCAGGCGAATACATCGACGTAATGCGTTTTGTTGACTGGTTGGAAGCTCGTATGCAAGAAGACATTTTTCAAGTATTGATCAATGTTCCAAAAATTCCATACACAGACGGCGGAGTAAGCGTGATCGAGTCTCTCGTTCGCAAACGCCTATTGATCGGTGTACGAGTTGGCGGTCTAGCTCAAGATCCTGAGTTTACTGTTACCGTTCCAAAGGTCGCTTCAATTCCAGCAAATACCAAAGCACAACGATTGCTTCCTGACGTGAAGTTCGTTGCTACATTGGCAGGCGCTATTCACAAGATTCAGATCCGCGGTCGCGTGGTTCTCTAAACGAAAGGACGATAGACAATGGCAAAAACATATAACCCAAAACAGGTAGCCACTATCTGCGGCGGATTCCAGATGCAAGGATTCTCCGACGGTTCGATGGTTTCGATCGAGTTCAACGAAGACCAGTTCTCTCTTCAAATGGGAACAGACGGAGAAGGAACACGCTCGAAGTCTAATAACTACTCGGCGCGCGTAACTATCTCACTCATGCAGACTTCTGATTCGAACCAAGTCCTTCAAGGATTCTGGAACTCAGATCGTTTGAGTGACTCTGGTATTTTCCCATTCTTATTAAAAGACAACTCAGGTCGCACGATCTACGCAGCAGAACAAATGTGGGTTGCAAAACAACCTTCTGCTGAATTCGGTCGCGAAGCTGGTGCTCGTGAATGGGTACTTGAGACCGATAACATGGTTCCGTTTGAAGGCGGAAACCTATAACCATCTCTAACGCTTAGGAGCCAAGCAAATGAGAGACGTTCAAAAAATAGTAGTAGACGAGATCGAGTACTCGGTGACGTACTTCTCAGGGACAAAATCCTTGGGAGTACTCACCGATCTACTCAAGCTAGCAGGAGAGCCAATCGCACAACTCTTATCAGGAGAAGGATCGGTACTCGATCTAGACCTTGGAAAAGTTCTACCGTTGGCTATGAGAGCACTGACTCAAAACATGAATAGAGCAACAACAATTGAACTAGTAAAAGAAGTTCTAAGCTCATGTTCGAAAGGTGCATCACCTCTTAGCGAGACGTTTGATCTCACGTTTGCTGGTCGTCCTGGTCATATGATCAACGTGCTAGCTGCTGTGTTGAAAGTTCAATACGGTGATTTAAAAAACGTAAAAGGGCTCATCGGCGTGCTTCGTCCAATGGGACCTCAAGAGTAACGATACCGAAGCATATACCATGGCTCGCGTGGCGAGTGTGGTCGTCAGGTAAGGCGTCACTTCAAGAGCTTGAAACTCACTGGAGCTTGTACGACCTGCTAGACGCAAATGACGTTCTAGATGTTTTGCTAGAACTTGAGAGAGAAGCAAACGAAAGGGCTAGCCGATGATCGTTCGCGAGATCATTACAAAGTTGGGTTTTGAAACAGATAGCTCAGAACTTAAAAAGTATGAGGCTAGCGTTGCTTCGGCCAAAGCTCAAATGAAAGCTCTTAGCGTCGTAGTTGGCGGAGCAGTAGGAACTCTATTCGGTATTGCAAAGACTACAGCAAACCATGGAGAAGAAGCTGACAAGCTTTCTCAACGTCTAGGCGTATCCGCTGAGCGATATCAGGAACTAGCACACGCCGCGAACATGAGCGACGTTGCTACTGAGTCGTTCACAATGTCGATGCAGGTTTTAAACCGCACGATATTTGCTGCGAGACAAGGATCAAACGAAGCATCAACTGGCTTTCAATTACTTGGTGGAGACGTTCTTAAACTCGCTAAGTCTGGAGCTAGTACTGACTCTGTACTACTTGCGATATCTGATCGATTCAAAAACATAAAAGATCCGATCAAAAAAGCAGCACTAGCTCAGCAACTATTCGGTAGAGCAGGCGCTCAAATGGTTCCGATGCTTAACAAGGGATCGGAAGGATTTAAAGAAGCGTTTGCTCAGGCGCGCGCGTATGGCCTAGTATTAGATCAAGAGACTATCGACGCATCGAACAGATTCAACGATGGACTAAAACTTTTAAAAGGTCAGGTCATCGGGCTTAAAAACGCAATTGGTTCAGGGCTCGTCAAAACAATGGCACCTCTTATCGAGGAGCTAATTGCCTTCATTGACGCCAATCGCGATCTGATCAAGCAGAATCTATCAAGCTTTATTGAGGGCTTGGTTGATATCGTATCTGCTGCCGCATCTGTTTTGAAAAAGGTTCTGAATCTAGTCGTAGCTCTCGTAAAACCAATGGGCGGACTTGGTACAGCAATTAAGTACGTAGTCGCTGGATTCGCTGCGTTCAAAGCATTACAGCTCGCAACGTCTTTAGGAATGATCGTTCAGTCTTTAGGCAAAGCAGTAACAGCGTGGCGTCTATTTGGTACCGCTGGACTACTGGCACAAGCTCAGGTGATTGCGATACCTCTATTGATCGGCGCTGCGATACTGGCTCTAGGACTTCTTATCGAGGACATCATAGGGTTTTTCAACGGCAAGGATTCTCTTGTCGGAGCCGCAATTGAGTCACTAAAGAAGAACTTCCCAGAAGCTTTCGACACAATTAAATCAGCGTTAGAGTCAGCTATCACTTGGTTTAAATCATTCTTTGACGAAGTTATGGTCGGTGTTGACTGGATGGTTTCAGCGTTCAAAGCGTTAGGGCAGATCATTAGTGCAATAGGAGGCGGAATTGGATCGGCGATGTCTGCTATTGGCGGTCTTACTGGCGGTCTATTCGGTGGCGATGCCACTAATGTTCCAGGTTCTGGAGCAGCTTCTCAACGCACCCTTAATAACTCAATGAACGCGCCGATCACGATCAATATGGGCGAAGGTACGCAGTTTGGACAAGCTGAAAAAGTAGGATCAAGCGTGTACTCGTCTCTCGATGAGCTGCTTCGCGATAGTTCGAAAAACCTTTCAACACAGGTGGCATACTAAATGGCACTTATCAGCATCTTACCAGGCAAGTTCTTAGGCGGAAGGAAAGGCGTTGAGATATCAGGGTTTCCATTAGATGCAACCGTTCAAGAAGTTCACACTCTAGAAGCTGACGTTACAGAGAACGCTGTCGAAGAAGGCGCTCCTGTAAATGATCACATGGACATTAAGGCACGCCAGATCGTTATCGAAGGAATTGTAAGTGATACGCCTTTAAATTTTGGTGCAACATTGCAAGGTGCTGGAACGATTGCAGGACAGGTTATCGGCAAAAAGATTGGTGCTACCTTAGGTCAGCAAGTAGGCGCTGTTGCTGGCGGAGCTCTTGTAGGTCTGCTTTTAAATAGGTCGGGAAGCCCAACAAAAAATGCTTACGATCATTTTAAACGGTTACAGGAAGCGCGAGTTACGTTTGATGTAGTCTCTGGAATTCAGGTCTATACTA